GAGAAAGGGCTAGGGTACCTTGATAGGTCAACCTTGCTGACCTATGTTTCACGGGAAACATTCTGGGCTATTGCGAGCTTGCATTCATGCAAAGGTTAGTTTGCATAAATACATATTGACTATGTTTTGACTATATGCAAAGGTAATCAGGTCAGCAAGACGCTGACGTTTAGAGGAGAGAAGACAATGGTTATGAATAAAGACGTCATCGAGTCCGCAACCCGTCGGACAGTTAACAGCCTCGAGGTTATCATTCGCGCAATGGTAGAAGAATTCGAAGCCACGGAACGCTTGATCGATACGTTATCGGAACGCATTCTTAAGCTCGAGGCTCGCGAGCTTCAAGTCGGATGGTCAAAAGCAAGTCTCGAAACTATCGAACGTCTAGATGCTCTCGAGGCTAAGGTCGAGGACATGATCGACGAGGACGCTATCGACAGCAAAATCGAGGACGCTATCGACACAGCGATTAGCGATAAGGTCTCGGATCTAGAACTCGAGGACAAGATCGAGGAATATATCAAAGGCCTGAGCTTCTCGGTAACAATCGACTAACAACTAAACGGGATGCATCTGGGAGGGTGCATCCCACCTCACCAGAAAGGAAAGATGGCAATGGACACGTTCTTAGCAATCAATATTATCGAAGGCCTCGAAGAGGTCGAAGGCGAGCAAGAGGTGATCGACGCTTGGCAATACCTAATCGACACGGGCGTCGTTTGGAACTTGCAAGGTTACTACGGTCGAACGGCTCGGGCTTTGATCGACGAAGGCATATGCTACATTAACGCGAGCGAGGAGGCCTTGATATGAGCGAAGATCCTACGAAAGTTTGCATTATCGTAACAATATGGGTTAAACCCGACGCGGATATTAAAGAGGTGATCGAGGATATGGACTACGAGTTTGACCATGAAAATATCATAGCAACTGAGATATCCGCAATTATCTAAAAGAGAAGGCCTCCGAAAGGAGGCCTTTTTTATTTGTCTTTTTAGCGCACTCAAATATGACTTTACCGGCACGGTGTGACTTTACCGGCTCGATGCCCGACGCAAAATATTTTGTAGGGCAAAGGATAATAGTTGACTATTGATTGACTTGCGCCTATTATCATCGGGCAAACGCAAACCATAGGAGAAAGCTAATGCGTTCCATATCAGACATTGCTCACGACATTCGCACAGATTGGAAAAAGCCATATTTTGGCGCAGTGCCATACTTGCAAGCCATGTGCGAACTCGACAGCATTCGGGACAATTATTACCACGACAGCGCGAAGTCAATTGTCCTTTACTTTCTGTCTAATGCTTCGACGTGGCGAGGTGAGACTGCAAAGCGTATCAAAGCAGAACTTAAGGCTCTGGTATAGGCTTGATACTTTACCGGCTCGATGTGACTTTACCGGCTCGACGTGAGGCCTAGCTGAAAAGCTAGGCTTTTTTATTTGTCCGGCTTGTTCAAATAGTTGTTGACTATCGATTGACAATTGACTATTATCAATCTGTTACATCCTAGCAGAAAGAGGAGATATCATGCCAACATTAAAAGAAGCTCACGACGCGGGCAAAGTGTCGGTGGGCAATGGAAAGATGCCCGGCTCAACCTTTGCCATCAGCGCAAAGCATTGCAAGGTTGGATCCAAACTAGCAGAGGTCAAAGGCTCAACTTGCCATCGCTGTTATGCTCTTAAATTGCAGAACTTGCGCCCGTCGGTAAACACCGGATGGACTAACAACCTTAATCGAGCCGTGCAGATGATAGATAAGGATCCGGCTCGCTGGGTTGCTTTTATGTCATTTCAAATTGAAAAGGCTTACGAGAAGACGCAAGAGCCGTTTCATCGTTGGTTTGATAGCGGCGACTTGCAGAGCGAAGCTATGCTGCAAGCCATCTGTGACGTTGCACGGGCAACGCCTAGCATAAAGCACTGGCTCCCGACGCGGGAAGCAAAGATTGTTAAGAACTTTGGCGAGCCGATACCGGACAATCTTATTGTCCGCGTTAGCTCTACCATGATTAACGACGGGCCGATGTCCGGTCATATCTGGACTTCCACAGTCCACAATAAAACAGGCGCACCCGTCGGTCATGTTTGTCCGGCAAGCCATCAAGGCAATCAATGCGGCTCCTGTCGGGCTTGCTGGTCGGACAGCGTCAAGAACGTCAGCTATCCCCTTCACTAGGGGGTAGCTACCACTGATAGCTATCAATGTCACATTGCTACTTTACCGGCCCGATGATACTTTACCGGCTTGCGCTCCGCATCCTCCCATGCGTCGAGCGCATGACTTGCGGGCGATGATGGGTCTTCTCCTCCCCATTGTCGCCCGTCTTTTATCCTTTGATACTTTACCGGCTCAATGTCACTTTACCGGCTTGATCGTTTCGGATCCGTAATGGTCTGCTCAATGTGGTCAATTAACAGTTGCCACTTTACCGGCTTGGAAAGCACAAGGACAGGGGACACATGAGAAATATTCATGTCTGGATTTCCACTGTCCTCTGTAAGTTGTTGATTCTCCACCATTTTTAGCAATTGGTCACATGAATAAATTTCAATGACCTCTGCCCGTGGACGGCTGACCAAGTTGAACACGTTTCGGAAACGGAATGATCTTGCCGTCTGCCATGCAATTTGTGAGGGTCTCCACAGTTTAAGGGGTTGAATATCCTTGTTCTTGCATACCTTGTTTTCGATCCAGAATTCACCGAACGAAGCGCCTCCGTTGACATCGGGAAGTCCTACCCCTGCCCAAGCCTCAACCCTTGTCCATTGGACTTGTGGCAAAGCCTTCGAGAAGGACTGGTACATCTTCTTTTCGGTCTCGAACACTGTTGATCTCCTTCATGGGCATCATGGCATCGCGCAGAGCAGGGAACTCAGCTTGAAGCTTTTGAATTTCCTTGACTACGTCATCGCGAGACATCTGATCTATTCGACCAATCAGGATCTCCGACCGGCTAATGTAAAGACCCGCAGCCATACCCCGTTGCTTCTCCGCAGTCGCAGCAGGGGCGTAAGATCCGGCGGCGATAGCGAGATCTCTGATCCTTGCCAATTGGGTGATGTGGCTCTCGTAGGTGACAGCGTGTTGCGATGCCAGATCCTTCTCCAGTTCACGAATTCGCTCGACAATCTTGGGAAAGTCCCGACCGTTCATAAAGCGGGAAGCGACAGGAGCGGGATCGGTATAGCCAGCTCTCTCAGCAGATTCGGTTTGAGTCAGGAAATCGTAAACAAAGTGTCGGCAGAACTTCTCTTGCATCTCCGTCAAGCCCGACTCTAGCTTGGTCATACGGGTGGTCGGTGGTCTTTCTACCTTTTGCCCATGCGTTGGTTTGGCTCTGTCGCTCGATGCGTTGCGGGGTCGAGGTGCTGTTGCTTTCTTCATGCGTTGACCTTCTCTTCACGATGCAAGGGAAATCCCTAGTAAGGCCTTGATTCTACAGAATTATTTTCCAAGACTCCAGAAGAAAAACAACATATGCGCGTGGCGGAACTGTTTAAGTAACAAAAGTAACAAAATCCAAATGTGGTCTAAGTCCTTGATAACAGGTACTAAGTTTACAACAGACTTTTAAAATAAAAATAGGTTGAGAAAAATTCTCTGAGCCGCGCGCGCGTATTATCCTTTAAAAATCACTTTTTCTCTAAAACCCCGTTGTAAATTTAGTACCTGTTATCAATGACTTACAGTTTCCTGTTTTTTGTATATAGGGAATTTCAAAGGACAGAGGTCAGCCAACACCCATCCTTGCAAAAACGCAAACGCTTGTTTGCATCAATGCAATTGACTATGTTTAGACTCTCGACTATTCTTTTACTTGTCAGCGGGAGAAAGGCTGACGAGCCAACCACGGAGACGACCAATGGCTCTACACTACGACACGACCGTGATCCCTGAAGCCATCACCACATCACCGTTCGACAAGAACGACTGGCACCCTGTCACCCACTACCTGATGTTCGCGACGATGTCAGTGGGCATGGGCGAAATCACGAAGCAGAATGCTCCTGAATTCTTTCGTCGGATCGCCATCCTGCAAAGGATAGAAGGCCCTGCAATTTCATACCGTGATCACCTCGACGGCTCGACCACCAAAATCTACCTCACCTTGGAAGACATCACAAACCATATTGGTTTGCGGACGAACGTAAACCAGTGGTCAAAGGCAGAGTTCAACAAGAAGATGTTTGAGCGTCTCGAGCGCAATGCCATGTCCTCCTACGTCGATGACTCTGCCCACAAGCGGGTCGCTGAACACTACGACCGTTACCAAACCTTCCTGCAAAGCAAAGCGGCCTGACTATCGGGGGGCTTCGGCCCCCCACCTAAACCCTGTTCACAGAAAGGAACATACCATGACATACGATCCAACACAGTCTCATTCATTTGCCTCGCACAAAGACGAGGACTTGGAGACCTTGGCAACCTATGTTTTGCACAACCACTCAGATTTGATGGACGAGGAGCTGTGCTTTGAGGTCAACGACGACGAGGACTTGGTACTTCTTGACGAACCAACCGACCTTCAATGGCTCCTTAAATATATGGAGCTTCACTACAAACAATTTGGCACCCACTTCGAATGGTATCCCGCCAAGTAACCCTGTTCACAGAAAGGAACAACGATGCGTACCCTGTTAATTGATCCGACTGCCAAGACCGTCACCGAACACGACCATGACGGCAACTGGAAGACCATCGCCCCTGCGATTGGTTGCGACACCTTCGACGTGATCTTCACCAGTGTCGGTGACATCTACGTTGACGACGAAGGCCTGTGGAAATCCCCTGAGTACTTCTGGAAGCTTGACGACATGAATAGCCCGATAGCAGGCAAGGGTCTGGTCTTTGGCTTCTGCGACGAGGAAGGCGAGAGCGGGGAGGCAGAGGTCAGTGTTGAGGCGATACTAAAGAAGCTGACCTTCTACACCTTCGCCGATGTGGCTGATCACTGGGGAGTCGACTGACATGACCGAAGAAGCAACCGATTTTGCCAAAGTTTTCGACCTAATCGTCGGCCTACGCAAGCAGGGCTATGCCATCATTGTTTGGACACCTTCCGAATTGGAAGGTGTCGACCCCGACCTCGTCGAAACCATGTCAACATCCTACGGGTTCGAAGTGATCGATATGAACAAGACAGAGGACAGCGATCAATGAAGTTTAAAGTAACCTTCGAGGACATCTTCGAACATTGCGAAAGCGAAGAACAGGCCTATGACGTTTTGCTAGATATTCTGGCTAGCATGGTCAGGCATGAAGACGTGACAGCCTTTGAGTTCAAACTAATAGAGGACAAAGATCAATGAACATCTCACGAGGCACAAAAGCCCTATACTACTCGTTCGCTTGCGGAGCCATCGCCCTTCTTCTGGACGAAGGCCGACTGGAATTCGATGTCTGGCTTTATCTGGACGACGACAAGAACATCAACATCTACTCAAACGGTGAGGTCATCACTGCGACCATCTTCCCTGTAATAGACGGCGTTGTTCAAACGGACACAGGCACAGAGGTGGAGATTTACCGCCTCGAACTCACCCCTGCTCAACCGTCAAACGACATTGGACAGATGATAACGGACTACATGGAAGGAACAGGGATCGATTACTCGACCGCCCTTGTTCACCTGAACATTGATTGAGGAATGACCCGATGGCAAAATTTAATGTAACCGTCGAATTTTCTGGAACCAAGACTTACGAAGTCGAAGCAAGAAATGCCGACCACGTTTACGCACTGTTTCACGAGTGGTCTAGCTTTGATTCCTACAACAACCCAATAGACGATAGCGTGAGCGAAGTAATTGTAGGAATTAAAAAGCTTGAGTCGGAAGCTTTAAATTCGGACACGTTGTTTTTAGTTCTCAGAAATCTTTACGCCGACTACGCAGAATATTGCCCAAGTTCAGTTAACAACAGCTTTGCTATGGAAGCGGCTCGTGAAATCCTAGAAAACGGAAGGTAAACAAATGACAGAGGACATCTTACAACGCCCCATCACCTACATCGTAAAGGTCAGCCGCACACGGACAGAGACCGCCCTGATCCCCATTGTCGCCATGACCGCAGAGGAGGCCCAACAAAAAGCTTGGGCGAGCCGCGCCCTGAATAATCACGAGTGGCGCGTGACTGGGTCAGATGAGAAAATGCACGGCATCGTAGACACACGGGGCTTTGCCAGTGATTTTAAGACGCAACAATACAGCAGAGGATTAGTGTGATGACTTATTCGACAACTGAACCAACGGTAGTACCAATGATCGTACTTAAGAAAACCCCGCCGGAGATTATCTTGCCCGACGTTAAATTTAAAGAAGGGCAAGACGTTTACAACTGGGCGAGGGCTTCTCGCGATAAGGAGACCCGATGCTACCACGTTGGGTGCTTGGCAAGTGACATTGATAATTCCAAAAGTAAAAAGGGCGTTTCAAACCCTTTTCGCATTCAAGATCAAGTTGCGTTCGAAACGGCAAGTGACATCGTGAATGCTGTCCAACGAGACCTTGAGCGTAACCTACTGACAACCAAGGTGAAACGGTTAAGCAAGAACACCTTTGCTTATTACGCCGAACGTTTGTGCAAGATCTGAAAAAGGACAGAGGATAATGAGCAACGACTATACGATCTCCCGCAACCTTGACATTCGAGCGTTGCAACTAACCTCAGCAGATGCCGCCTTCTTGGCTATCCTGTTGCAGGATTATCAAGTTATGATGGAGCGTGTCAAAAACGACACGCTCACCCCAAAGTTCTCAGCAGGTTACCTGCAACGCGAGATCGATGACGCCCATCGATTGGCTACACTTATTGGAGGAGCGTAATGACAGAGGGCAGAGTTTATTCGAACACGACCAAGCTACCCTTTGAAGAAGTGCATTGGAAAACCTTCTACGGGGAAGACGCTTTCTTGAGCGGAGAAATTGAGATCTCCTACACCTTCGAGAAGGATCTCGACAACGAGTGGTCGCTCGATGACGTGGAGGTATACTTCACTGACATACAGATGCTTGACGGCGAGGGGGCAGTTGTTAACCCCGATGCCATAGTCAAGTCACGGGCAGAGGCCTACTTACTAGGCCATTCGCGATTGAATGATCGCATTGATGAGAAGGTTTATGATGACTTCTACCACAGATAACATGGACGAACTTCGCACAAAGCTTGAGTATTATGAAACCATTTTCTCAGTTGATGCTTTGCATACGCAAATCAAGGAGCGATTTAAAACCACCCCACAGTTAGCGGCGGTAATCAAGGCTTTGTTACTTTCTAATAACGAGTTAATCACAAGAGAAGCTATTGTTTCAGTGGCTTCTCCGTATGGAAGAAAGGTTGACCATTCTGACCAGTATGCGAAAGTAGTGGCTTGGCGTATTCGCGCGTTGTTTTCCAAGCATGGCATCAGCCTTGTGAACCAGTACAACACTGGGTACTTGTTCAAGGCAGAGGACAAAGAAAAACTGAAAGAGGTTTTAAAGTGAACGACACCAATCTTTCTTTTCTTGAAAACTACAAGACGATTAGAAACAAGTTTAGGCCCGCCGTTGTGGTGGCTGTACGGCTTCCGGTGAAAGAGGAACCTATAACGCCACCGCCACCGCCCGAAGTGTTTGAGGTTCCGTCCCATCGGGATTTAAACACAGAAATTGTGGCGTTGCATGGGACGAAAACATCGAGGCGTGATCCAAACGAGTGCCGTAAGGAACTTCAGGAGATCGCACTGGAGAAGGGCGTTAGCTACCGAAGATCCCTGTTAGATGGGATGCCCGCGTGTAGTCCACGTTACAGGCTTGCTGCCCTGTTTGTGTTGGAAGAGTACGCTATATCGTGGCAACGGTTGTTTGACGGTAAGCGGATTCTGTATCAGAGCATCATCCGGTGGAAAATGTTTCGCGCACTCAAAGAAGAAGGCATGAAGCTTCTGCACATCGCCCAGTTCTGCAACATGGATCATACAAGCGTTATGCACGGGCTAAAGAAATTAACTAAGTTGGAGATGGCAGATGACAAACATTAACGGAATACTACACGAACGCGAGAAGACACACGGCAAGTTTGCGGATTCCTCTAACATCAGCCAATCGCTGAAACAGATTGCTCAGATGTCTTTGAATTGGGAAAAGATGAACGATGCCCAACGCGAGGCCTTCGACCAGTCCGCCAATAAATGGGGGAGGATTTTGGCGGGGGATCCTCACCTCCGTGATCACTGGGACGATCTGGCAGGATATTCCACCTTGGGCAGTCGCCATTCAGGAATGAGCCTGACCAATGTCGAGAGGGATCTTGTGGCTGTTGTTAAAGAATCGGTGGCAGGTCTTCCAAAGGTAACGGCAATTGTACCTTGAATTCTTATTGGCGATTCTGCTTCTGTCACTAGGCGGGGTCGTCATTCTTATTTGGTTACTGATATGTTCTAAAAGAAAGAAACGATAATGCCTGACATAACCATGTGCAAAGGTGAAGGTTGCTCTCTAGCGGACACTTGTTACAGGTGTCCTGTTAGTGGCACAGAACCCGCGCCTTACAAACAGTCTTGGTTTTTTAACGAACCTTATTATCGGGACGGAACCAATAACCTAGCCATCTGCGATTACTACTGGGAAGTTCGCAAGAAGAAGCCGGAGGTACATTCATGAGCGTTATATCAATGTCAGCAGAAGACGAGAATCACCTGTTTGGAACTATCGAGCCAACAAAAGGCGTGTGGTATCCAATAGAAACAGCGCCAAAAGAAGAGGATTCCGAATACCTAGTATGGGATGGAAAAGACATATGGCTTGTCAAGTATGCAGATTATACGGGCATGGAGCCAAAGCACAATGGGTGCGGGTGTTGTGTTGACCGTGTTGAACCAACTCATTGGATGAAATTACCGGAGCCACCGCAATGACACAAAGACATTGCGACCCTGTCACGATGGATCACATCATCGATCTACGCAAGCGCGTGGCACTGCTGGAGAAACAGCTTGAGAATACCTTGTCATGGGTAACACCCTTGCGCGAAAAAAATGAAAAGTTGAGGAAAGCTTTGAATAAGATCGCAGATCGTTCTGTTGATGACGATAGTTGGTTGGCAAAAAGTGTTGATATTCGTGTAATGGCACAAAATGGATTTGGAGTGGCTCCCCTTAAAGAAGAAGGCAAACCTTATAGAGAGGATTGGTGATGAATATTGTTGAACGTCTTCGGACAATAAAAGACCCGCCTGATTATGACTCGCCATTATGTTTTGAAGCCGCCGACAAGATTGAGCGGTTGCAGAAGGCGCTGCGTGACATGTACATTTTAGCTTTGTCTGACATGAATAAAACAGACCGAAATGATTGGGCCAATGATATTGCCCGCGCCGCACTGAAAGAGGATAGCAGTGATCCTACAGCTTGACCCTACGATCCCGCTAGAGACGCCGAAGGGTGCGGCTAAGGCACACTTTCTAATTGACTACGGGCAGGAGCATCATCTTCTTTGGGTTTGTTTTCAGGACGATACGGGGGAATGTTGGTCGTGGCCTAACCCGCAAGTGAGGCTACAAGAAAACATCTCGATGCTACAGGTGAGACTTGAACAAACGTAAGTTGGTGACAGATCGACAGGGTCTGGTACAATGTCACAATGGATGCAGTACCTTGCGATTATTTGGCAGTGGATTGGACAGGCCGACCTTGGGTACGGTTCGAGGAATGCTATCGAGTGGACGGGAAGATCTACATAGGTGCAAGGTCAGAGGGCAGAGTTCCAACGACAACGGAGCAGGGCCGATGCAGGGATGACGACAAAAAAATGTACTTGCGATATCGTATTGGGGAATTAGAGTGGGTGTGCTTAAGGTAACTCTTACCGACCAAGATTTTGTTATGTGTAGGTTGATCGGCAACATGAGAACCCTTGTTGCGCGGAACAATCATGTCGGTGACAAGAAGATGGGCAATCAATCTGGGTTTCAGATCGATGAGGATGGTGTTCTCGGGGAGTTTGCCTTTTGCAAACACTTCAACGTCTTCTTTGATTTAGGTGTGTCCCCAAGAAGCGGTAGTTTTGACTGCATTCTGAGGGGAAAACGAATTGACGTAAAGACTACGCGATACAAAACAGGAAAGCTACTAGCTACCACAAAGGTCAACCCCGACGTGGACATCTACGTTCTAGCAATCTTAGACAATCACGATATCACCTTTGTTGGGTGGATTGAAAAAGAAGAATTGATCTCCGAGAAAAATCTTAAAGACCTTGGAAGAGGGCTTGGGTATAGCCTTGAACAAAACGAGTTAAAATCATTCCACAAGACTATTTGATTTGACCAAACCCTTGTCACAATCTCGTGCTACATCTGATTCGTTGCCCTCAACCACAGGAGTCTGTCATGGGAACGTGGAATTACCGCATCATTAAAGAGATTGTTGACGATGAAGTGACTTATTCAATCCGTGAAGTTTACTATACAGATGCTTCACAAGAAGAACCGGAGTTTTGGGTGTCAGGCACTGAGACAGATCTTGTTTCCAATACCATCACTGGTTTGTGGGACATTTATGAAATGCTAGGCGAAGCTTTCGAGCGCGATGTATTGCTCGACACGGAAGATGGCGAACTCGTTGCTGTTGACGATTGCGCTGAAGACGAAGAAGTTGAAGACGATGAAGAAGTTGTAGACGACGAATAATGATTGTTGACAGGAGGGCTGAGACTATCTAACCTCAGCCCTCTTAACGGAGAAGAAAGACCGTGACTGTTTACATAACACAAGAAGTTAGGGGGAGAGATCTCTCTGATGCTCTTACATTTGGTGACTTAGACATCCTGATTCCTGCAAAGGATCAGATTGCTTTGTCGTCCGCGCCTACGGTTCGCCGTATGCAAAGGAAATTGTCGAAGTTCAACGACAAGGACTATCTTGTTTTGTCTGGTGACCCTGCGTGTATAGGCATTGCCTGTGCGCTCGCGGCAGCAGCGAATCAGGGGAAGTTCAAGGTTCTTAAGTGGGATCGATTGGACAGCATGTACTACCCCATACAGGTCAATCTCTTTGGAAAGGAGACAGAAAGTGGATCTGAATAAGCAGTTGGACTACGAAGGATTTGCAGCGGCAGAGGTTGCCGCCTTGCAGGAAACAGGTTTGTCTCGCGTATCAGAATTGGTACGCAAGCAATTAGCCTACGAGAAACTCGTCGAGGATCTCGAAGAACAGCTTATCGTAGCGAAGCGTGATCTTCGCGAGATATCAGAACAGCATCTACCCTCGGCGTTGCATGAGCATGGCTTGAAGGAGTTGCGTATGGATGACGGAAGTTATGTGTCCGTCTCCACATACTACAATGCCTCGATCCCCAAGGACAGGACACCGGAAGCCCTCGACTGGCTCCGCGAGAATGAGTTTGGTGATCTGGTTAAGAACACTGTCTCGGCTTCATTCGGTCGCGGCAATGATGAAGTAGCCCAAGAGTTATTAAATGATTTACAGCTTAAAGGCATGGATGTTTCACAGAAGCAGTGGGTTGAGCCGATGACCCTCAAAGCGTTTGTGAAGGAGCAGGTGGAGAAAGGATCGGAAATTCCGACTGATCTCTTTGGTGTTTATATCGGTGAAAAAGCCAAGATTCGGAGAAAGTAAATGGCTAAGAACGCAGTTGCAGTCGCTGAGAAATCAGCACCCCTCGCCGTTATCAGCGAGATTAATTACGAGCAGTTCGCAGGTATGGGTCTTGAGGATATCAAGGCTACGGATCTTTCGATCCCATTCCTTCGCATCCTTGCCCAGTTGTCACCTCAGGTGAACAAGCGGGACGGAGCCTACGTCCAAGGGGCAGAGGCAGGTGATATATACCACACGGTATCTAGCACCGTGTTCAAGGGCGATGTCGGTGTACGGGTAGTTCCTTGCTACATGTCTAACCGTTTAGTCGAATGGAAGCCCCGCGAAAAAGGTGGTGGTTACGTTCAAAGCTACAACGGTGAAGATCCCATTGCAAAGCTTGCTCGCCGTGATGATCGTGGAACATTGATACTTCCGAATGGCAACACGCTCGTCAACACGCTTCAGTTCTTCGTTCTTCTTTTGACGGAAGAAGGCCCACAGCGTTGCATTATCGCAATGTCTGGCAGTCAGGTTACCACAGGCAAGAAGTGGAACACGACTATCAAGAGCCAGACAGGTCGCCGTGCAGACGGAAGCCTTTACGAGATGGCAATCTTCTCTAACGTCTATCAGTTAACCTCTGCTCCACAGCAGAATGACAAGGGTTCTTGGTTTGGTTGGAAGATCCTACGCGAGGGTCTTGTAGCAGACAGGGAGATCCTTGTTATGGGTGCAGAGTTCTCGAAGGCAATCCGTGC